AACAAAGCTAGGATTTAGAGGAGGATTCAACCTCGCCATCTGATTCCCATTCGCATACACCAACGGCCCTACCCCCTGACCAACAGGAGGAATCGTGCTAATAGGAACAGCAGAACAACAAGACATATCAAATTTTTATTTTAGGAATGTCAGCTTGTAAAGCGTGGAATCAATCAAGGCGGCAATCTCATCCACCATATTTTGAATCTCACTATCATCCCCCAGCACATACCTCTCCTCATCCAACATCACCTTCAAGAAATTCAAATACACAAGCGCATCAGTATGCTCGCTCAACTCAACCATCTGATTAGGGAACTTCACCAACTCTCCATTCCTTCCCTGCCACGCTTCCACTACGCCATCCACAAGCCCCGGCATCCCACTATAAAACCCATCCAAGGCCTTATGCTCCGAATAGCTCCTACTCCTCAAATGCAACACATGACCAATCGTAGCCGCATTCAACAAAGTAATTAAAAGTTCGCCTTCATTCATGCCAGCAAACTAACGACACAATCATCAGTCTGTAAAGCACTTTATTAGATATTCTTTCTACAAGAATCTAAAATAAGAGGAACTTCCCAAATACTGATTTTTTTTCATTGGGGCTATACGTATGGACTCCGTGGGCTGGGCGGCGTGGGTGGGGGGGGCACGAGGCGGTAAGGGATCCCTTGGAAAAAGGATGCTTCCCTAGCTAGTCGGTTGGCTGAATCAATTCTGATTTCGCTTCAATCGTTATCGGTTGCGCTGTCGGGATTGCGTTACCGATTGCGTTTGCGTTTGCGATCTTGAACTGCTCGGCATCCTTTCCCATTGCGACGATGAGCATAAACGGATTTGCATTCTGCGGCTCCCTATCTGCGAAGTTGTCGCCGCTCATCCGGTTGTCAATCTCAACCGCTCGCAATTTATCAATAGCCTTTACTTTGCGTCTTACGTTGCCATGCGCGTCTACTTCTTCAATCATCTCTTGAGCCAGATCAGAAGATGAACCAATTTCGGAAACGCTTGTCCTGACGGCCCTAGCAAGAAACGCCCTCTTCTCTTTATACGTCAACGCCATTCCCTCGAAACTCTTCTCCTTCAGCTTGTCCACATAGGCTTTAACTCTGTCTTGTCTTAAAAGTTTGCAACCATAGGAAGAAGCGTCCTCAACTTTACGAGATGCAATGGAGTAGCCAGCCCGAAAAACACTTTCGGCAATGCTCATATTTTTAAGAATATGATTCTCAACAAATTTACGTTGGCGAAGGTTTAAAGGGCGTGATTTTGGATTGCTCATATTCGGGTCTTTACCTTGTTGACTTTGCCGTGTCAACAATTAGCGGTTCACCTTGTCAACGAGCCTTCAGCGAAGAAGCCGAGAAGAAGCAGGAAAGGTGGGGCTTGTTCGATGAATGATTGTAATGGGGAGAATGCGAAAGCGTCAAGCTAATAATGGAGGAAAAGCAATGTTTTATATGTTGAAAGAATGAGGGAAATGCAGATGGGTTTTAAACGCACGAGGATGCCCGCAGTCGAGTTTAGTATGCCTTCATGGTAGATCATACCCTTTGCAAGAGTCTTTTGGATGCTTTCAAAAAGTGTGCCAACATGGGAAAAAAGTTGTGGGAGGCTGAAAAAAAAGTTGCAGAATAATGAAAATAATCCTTGCAAAGCATGAAAGAACCTTTTACCTTGTCCCTTGTCATAAAGACACAACACAACAAAACACAAAAAACAACATGAACAAACGCACAGCCCAACGATACACCCACCTCGTCAATAGCCTTTCCCTGCTAGGCTTTACAATGGACGAAACCGATCGCCTGTTGAAGATTTCACGCACCTTGCAACGCTGGCACGAGTTGGAGTGTGGAACAGGTAACGAACACGGAACAAGTTTTCATGTAGAGCGCGATCCTGTCACCGATAGGCCTTTCCTTGTCACATCATGGAGAGATCGCACAAACCGCAGAGCATACCAAGACAGAGAGAAGGGAGCATTGCGCCGCCTTGCCGAAATCCTAAAGGGAAGAGAGGTGACGCACTACCAGCAAACCGACCCAAGAGGATGCGCTCTTTACATCCTGCGAAAAGGCGACATCCCCGAAGGCGAAAACGTAGAATGCTTTTACTCAAGAGGAATTGCCGTTTGCATTGACTAAACCCAAACCACAAAAGACCATGTTTCACTATAACAATCAAAGCGAAGTCAGAAACGCTTTCTGGGAAACCTTCCCAAAACTAGAAGCACAAGCCCGAAAAAACCGGACTTTTTCCAAAGGTCAAAACGCACAAACCGCACATTGCCGAATGATTTTCTGTGACTGGCTGGACAGCCTTTCCCGAAATGTTCAAATCAGCGACAAACTCGCCCAAGATGTCACCCTCTAAAAAAATGAAAAAATCCGACTTCATAACGCAATACAACAGAGAAAAGGCTGTTCGTCTCTTATTCCTGCAACTTCTCACCCTTTGCGCCACGCTCACCACGCTCGCCGCAGTAGCTTGCCACCAACTCACCCACTAAACCCATGACCATCCGAGACCTTGAAAAGCTACCTTTTGAGACGCTAAAAAAAGCCGTTTTCCTCTGCCATTATGCGCACAAAGTAAAAAGCAGGAACGAGGCAATTTATTTTCTCACGTTTTCAAATGGAATTGTGAAACCCGAATTCATACCACAACTATTGAAATAAAACACCCCCAGGATAAAAGAAACCACAAGAAACAAAAAGGATACACCATGAACCCGACACAAAAAGCCGAAGCACTAGGAAAGCGATCAGGAGAAAACGCCGCAGATTTTGCGACACAATACCTATGGGGAGGCAGGGCAACCTATGGCGAGCGAGAAAGAGCAAAGGGAGTCTTGCAAGGAATACAGGATGGAGACCCCCGCACGTTCGACGCCTTCACGCTTCCCAACTTGTCGGGAGAATGGGGAGGAGACCCGACGCCAAACGATATTTTCGAGGAATGCACGGGGCACGAGTATTTTCCCGACGCCGATGACCACATGGGACTTATGGACGAGATTTGCACAGCATGGGAAAATGCCGCACATCAAGCCTTTTTTGACACACTAGAGAAATCGGCACGGGATTTTCTTGCAGAATAATAAGCAACAAAAGCCAACAAAAAAAGTAGAATATAACATGAACAAAATAACATTAGGTAGTCAACTTGTCAACGGCTTCTTTTCGGTTAACGATGGCGACATTTACACCCTAGCAGAGGGATCAAAGGCCATTGTGACAGCAGGACAAGGAACCTTCTGGACGTTGCGACATTGCAACGCAGAAGAAAAAGCCGACTATTCACGCCCTCCGGTTCCAGAATGGGAAAACGTAGAAGGGCAAAGCGGAATGGTTCACATGATCAATCGGGAGTATTATCTCAACAACTGAAACCGCCGCCGCATGAAAACCAGAAAACCACGCCTTACCACCAAAGTATTCTTGACTCTTGATGACATTGTGATTCTAGAACGCCTAGTAGCCAAGGCTCACTTCTTAACACGTAACTCTGTTGACCAAGGCTATCATACCAAACTAGGACACATAGCGGACACACTAGAACAAGCCGCCGAGGAGATTGATTTTTAATACCATGAAACCCGATACAACCACGCTAAAAGAAACCGCCGCATTGATCGCAAACATCGAACCGCTTCTCTTCACCGAGATTAAACAAGCAGAACGGCATGGAAACGATCAGATCAGAATCAGCGTCCCACGAGCGAAAGAGATTCACCGCATGGCAATCACCCTAGAAAAAAGAATAAAAAATATCCTTGCAACCGCCGCCGCCGCAGATAATGCTACCGACCGACGATTAAACGAAATCTTTGATCTTAACTGAAACCACCGCCGCAAACGACAATACTATGGTATTCTTAAACGATCAGCACCTAAAAGCCTATATGAAAGCAACCGAACAACGCACAGAAACCCTAGAGGAGAGGCTTAATGCCCTCATCGCAACAACCGATGCTATTTCCGAGAAGCTAGAGGAGATCATCGCATTCCTAGAAACCACAAAGAAATGATTTACGATTACGCTTGCCAGAACTCCGAATGCCAACATGAGTTTCCCATCCGAATTGATGCGTCAGGAGTTTGGGAATCCGAATGCCCGAAATGCAATTACGAAATTGACGTTGACGAAGCAATAGAAAAGACCCTACAAGACCCCGACCAATACGACGAACAGGCATGACCACGAAACTGCACCACAAACCCTGCATACCCTTCATCTGGATCTTCCTTCAAAGACTCGCAGACAAGGGACTAATCGGAACCCCGAACTTCAGAAAAAATATAGAAAATAAACTTGCACGACCTTTTAACTGATGCAAGAATGCGCCTTCAACTTTAACCATTGAACCATGACAACCACCGAACCCATCACCGAACCAACCGAAATCACCGAACCTGTAACCGAGACCGCCGCCGCCGCCGCAACTCCGAAGGAAACTCCCAACTGCTTCCTTGGCCTTTACTTTCCCAAGGCGTTGAAGGCGAAGGTTGCCGAGGCATCCAAAGCCGAGCGCAGGAGCATGAGTCAGTATGCCGTGATGGTATTTGAAAAGCACTTTGCCAACGCATGAGCGCACGATTCATTGCCGCACTAATTCTCTCCACCGCACTCGTCACCCTAGCTATAATCTTCCGATGAAACCAAAGGGACTTTACGCAAACATCCACGCAAAGCAGGAACGCATTGCTAAAGGATCAGGGGAGAAGATGCGAAAGGTAGGTAGCAAAGGCGCACCGACCGCAAAGGCATTTCGAGACAGCAAGAAAACCGCAAAGAAAAAATAATATGGCTAAATCACCCGCATGGCAGAGAAAGGAAGGCAAAGACCCCAAGGGAGGCTTGAATGCCAAAGGCAGGGCATCCTACAATAAAGCAACTGGAGGCAACCTTAAAGCCCCTGCGCCCAGCCCAAAGACCAAAGCCGACGCAGGACGCAAGGCTAGTTTTTGTGCTAGGATGAAGGGCATGAAGGCAAAACTCACCAGCGCAAAGACCGCACGAGATCCAGACTCTCGCATCAACAAGTCTCTCCGAGCTTGGAAGTGCAACTAAACAATTTCCTTCAGCCAGTAACTGAAGGAGCAACCAAAAACACAATGACACTAGCAGAACTGAATAATCTCGCTCAGGAGATCGCCAATAAACTAGGGCACATTTCGCAGGAGCTTCTCCTCGAAATCCATGCCCTTGTCCACGCAACCCCTAGCGACAAGACCGATGCTTAAAGCAGTCATGGACGCAATCCGCAACAAGATGCAGACCACGCCAGCAAAGAACAAAACCCTGATCGACACTCGCAAAATGTCAGCAGGGAAGAAGGCGAAGATCAAAGCCGAGGCAATCAAGCCAGAGGTTAAGGGACGCAAACCACGCACCAAAAACAAAACCAAGTAACCCCAAAAAAGGACTCCCTAGCCCCATGAATAAAGGCTAGGGAGTTTGGGATCAGCAACCACGCACGAACCACGAATGAATACAACCACGTTAGCAACCACAAGTCAACTCCCGATGATACCAATGGGAGAGATTCAGCAAATGGCATTAGCCGTTGCCAAATCGGGGCTTTTCGGGATTAAGACTCCCGAAGCCGCAATGTCCCTGATGCTTATCAGCATTGCAGAGGGTCGTCACCCTGCCCTAGCCGCAAGGGATTACGACATCATCCAAGGCCGACCTTCAAAGAAAAGCGAGGCAATGCTCCGAGATTTCCTTCAGTCAGGGGGATCAGTTGAATGGCACAACCTAACTGATGACATTGCCGATGCCACCTTCTCGCACCCACAGGGGGGCAAGGTTCGCATCACTTGGGATATGGAAAGGGCAAAGACAGCAGGACTTGCAGGAAGGGATATGTTCCGCAAGTTCCCTCGCCAAATGCTCCGTAGCAGGGTAGTGAGTGAAGGCATTAGAACCACCTGTCCGATGGCGACAAGCGGAATGTATGTTCCAGAAGAAGTTGCCGAGTTTAATGCACCCAAGGAGATTCGCATTGAAAAGCCTGCAATCAAGCAGGAAGAGGAACCAGAGACAATCGTTGCGGAGATTGTTGAAGAGGCTTCAGAAGTCCCCAAGGAGCTTCCAACCAATCCCATTAGCTTCCTTCAGAGCATGATGTGGAGTGATGAGATTGCCGATGCCCACATTATCCACTTCCTAGTGGCCAAGAAGGTTAAGGGTATTACCAAGGATAGCAAACTCGCCGACAAGGATGGCAATCCCCTAATCCCCGATGCCATCATTAACCGACTCATTGAGAAATGGGACGATGTGAAAGCCTTCAAGCCAATCCTGTAATATGAATGACGAGCGAAACGGAAAGCCTTCAGCAAGCGGCATGAGCCGACTTTCTGATTGTGCAGGATCTTGGAATCTGGAAAAGACACTTCCAGAACAGGAACCCAATCAGTATATGCAACTAGGAACGGATGTTCATGCCGTCCTAGCTGGAACAAAGGAGTATGAGGAGCTAACTGAAGAGGGGCAAGAAATCGCAACTTTGTGCCTATCTGGTTTTACCCACCTCATTGCTCAACTTGATCTTGGACAACGCACACAAGAAATCCTAGAGCAAAGATTCTGGTATAATGATGCATTCTCTGGAGCCATTGATCGTATCGACATCTTTGGGGATATTGCCGTTGTCACCGACTACAAGACAGGAAGAACAGCGCAAGGGAAGGCTAGCGAAAACCAGCAACTAAAGGCTTATGCCGTGCTGGTGAAACACCACTACCCTGCACTCAAGACCATCTACGTTGCAATAATCCAACCCCTCGCAGGAGGCACAACCATTGCCGAATACAATGAGGAGGAACTGGAGGCCGCAACAACGGAGATCCTTGGTATTGTAGCCGCATCCGAAGACCCGAATGCTCCACGCAATCCTAGCCCGAATACTTGCAAATGGTGCAGGGCAAAGAACATTTGCCCCGATGCCTACAATCAGGCTCAAACTGCACAGACACACCTTCAAGTTGCATCTAGCGTAGCCATTTCAACCCTGTCCAATGAGGAACTTGCATCCCTTGATGCCAAGGCTGAAATCGTTGAGGATTTCATTGCTGGAATCCGCAAAGAATTGAAGGCAAGGTTGCTTTCGGGAGCGCAAATTGCTGGACTTTCTCTCACAAAAGGAAGAACATCCAGAAGTGTCCCCGATGCAACCGCCGCTTGTTCTGCGCTTTCTAGTATTCTTAAACCAGATGACTTTCTGGCTTGCACAAGGGTTAGCATCACGGCACTCGAAAAGGCAGTTGCAAAGGCAAAGGGCATTAAGGCGAAGGATGCCAAATCCGTTCTTGACTCCGAACTTGGTTGGCTCATCGAAACAAAAGAAGGCGAACCATCAATTTCCCGTGACAAATAACGATGCAAATCCCGACGATGCAAGGGCAATGTGGATCATGTTCCAAGGCAGGGAGTGGGTAGTTATGTGGAACGGAAAACATTACACCGCATTTGCAGGAGACAATCGCAGAGTAACACCTAAACAATTAGATAAACTTTTCTATTACCTCAAATCCGAGGGATTCATAGAAAACCAAGAACCCAACAACCAACCAGCACAACCATGATAACCGCAAAGATAGACGTTAAGAAAATTGACAAGACCGAGCTTTACGAAGGCGAGAAGGGAACCTACCTCGACATCGTTATGTATGCGAATACGGACGAAACAGGGGCAGAAGTTCCAGACCAGTATGGTAATGACGGAGTGATCAAGCAGGGTCTTTCAAAGGCCTCTAGGGAAGCAAAGAAGAAGCAACCCATCCTTGGAAACTACAGAGTTAAAACCGCTTCCAGCTTTGTCCCGAAGCTGAAGACTGCATTCAAGTCTCCTGCACCAAAGCCAGCACCAGCAGATGACTACGATGACATTCCGTTTTAATTAACCCAAAACAAAACATCAGCAACCACACACCATGAAATTGAGAAAACCAACCACATCCGACAAAATCAACGAGATTGCATCACGCATTGATTTCCACTTTCGGGAATCCGAGCATATCCTAGAGATGGTCAGGAAGCATCATTCCGAACTCCTTGAACTTGAGGAGAACATCAATGATCTAAAGGCAGTAATGCGAGTGCTGTTTGCCCTTATGGTCGTTGCAGTATGTCTTGTGGCTTATTTCCTTTGCAAATGAACCATTCAAAAGAGGCTGAAGATTATTTGAACGGAGAGCATATCCGTTATCTCAACCCTGACAATAGCATCCCATCGCTAGATGACAGGGTAAAGGAAGCATTCGATGCAGGAGCACGATCAGTAAAGCGTTCTTTCTCCAACCTCGATTGCGTAGGCATTGATGACAAAGGAAAAATCAACTTCCCAAACTGGAATGAGTGACCAATTCGACTTTGACTTCTCCCCTATTGCGCCCGAACCAGATGATAAGTCTCTGGCATCTAGGTTTGAAAGGTTCCATGAAAACAATCCACAAGTTTATCGCAACCTAGTAACTCTTGCTCGTCAGTTCCGAGAAAAGAGACCCGATGCTATTATTGGAATTCAGATGCTATTTGAGGTATTGCGATGGAATTATTGGATTAGCGTTGATAGCGATGAAGGATTCAAGTTCCCGAATGCTTTTGCCGCTGGTTATTCTAGGCTAATCATGAAGCAGGAAGCAGACTTGGATGGTATCTTCAAGCTATGCAAATCAACCTTTGACGAAGAATGAGAACATTCCGAGCCAAAGCAAACACGACCAGACGAGTTGCTGGACAGATGAACAAAACGGAGCAAGCATATGCCGCCCTCCTAGAACAACGCAAACAAGCAGGAGAGATTCACCACTACCAGTTTGAAGCTATGGCATTAAAACTTGCCAAGCTGACAACCTATACCCCCGACTTCTTTGTAATCAATTCCGACGGCACAATTGAATACCATGAAGTCAAAGGTTTCTGGCAAGGAACTGGCAGGGTGAAGATCAAGGTAGCCGCCGAAAACCATCCTTGGTTTAGGTTCGTTGCCGTCCAATACAAAAAGAAACAATGGTCATACGAGGAGTTTTAAAATGAACACAACACAAGAAGCAGATATTTGCCCCTGTTGCAATCGTCCATACGACATACAGGATGCCCCAATAAGCCCCAAGAAAGCCTCCAGTAAAGACTTTGAGGTGTTCTGGTCAGCATACCCGAAGAAGACAGCAAAGCCTTACTGCAAGGAAATATGGATGAGAAAAAAACTATCCATTGATTTCGTTCTCCCTGCATTAAAGAAGGCTATTGCTTCCCAAGACTGGCAGAAGGATGGAGGAAAGTTCATCCCCAACCCTAGCACTTGGTTGAATCAGGGGAGGTATGAGGACGAAGGCATGGATTACGATGCTTTAAAAGCCAAAAAACCAACCATCACTTCACGCCTTGGAGTCAATGAGCAGGAGGCATTTGATTGGCGTTGTTGGGTATATCCCGACTCCATGCTAATCCACCCAACTTGGAATACATTTCCTTTCAACACTTGGCCTAAATCGCTTCAGCAAGAGTACCTTAACAGCATAACTAAATAACCACGCACATGAGCATAGAAATAGACATTAACAAATTCCCCGAATATCCAGAGATTCAAAACCTCTTGAATCAAATCATGCAGGAAAACCAAAGTCTCAACAAAAGAATCTCTTACCTTGAGGGAATCTTGAGCGAAATCCAAATGCTTAACACTTTAGGCAAAACCCTAAAGATCAACGAAGCAATCAACGCCGCAATTGAAAAATGAAAGCGATACTGGAGTTTCAATTACCAATAGATGAACAGGATCATTACGATGCCATTAATGGATCGGCATTTAAAAACTGCATTCAGAACCTAGACCACCAAATACGCAATTGGTTAAAGCATGGAAACACATTCCAAACAGCAGATGAAGCACTTCAAGCAACCCGTGATCACCTTTATCAATTAATACACGATCACGACTTTATTTTAAAATGATCGAAAACATCCAACAACTTGTAGAGGCATTTCTTGTGGAGCAATCCAAACCAGAGATGACGATGCAGGAGAAACTTAATCGTTCCAATGACCAGCGTGATCGTGCAGTAGCAATTGCCGATGGCATCATGCAATGGGACAAACCATCTGATGCTCGTAAATCGTGCAAAGATTTGAGTGATCTAAAAAAAGAAATCCAAGACAATGACCGACATATCGAAATGCAATAATACCGATTGCCCCTCGCATACACAATGCTGGCGGTATTTAGCCCCAAGTAATGAACAATGGCAAGCGTATGCCGCATTTGATCCAGATGGCGAAGACAAATGCGATTATTTTATTGAAGCATCCGAATGGCAAAAATGGCAAAAGAAATGAAATCCTGTATTGATCATATTCTAAATGAGATCGGGCTTGAGACTCCCGACATTGAACCAATTGACAAACGAACTGCTTTGGAATTAGGCATGATTCAAGGAAATGAAAAACCCATTAAAGGCATATGTGGAAAATCATGTTTCTCAAGTGAATCAAGATGCGATGCCGCTATTAAAAAAAGACTCAAGCAGGGATTCGGGGGGACTAGCTTCCTGCGATCATATTTCTGCGATGAGTGTTCCGCTTGGCACATGAGCAGCAGTCACAACAAAAAAAATAAATAAACAAATGACCGACCCCAAATACCAACATGGCTCGTCCGAAGCGGGATGGATGGAGCAGAACGAAACACCACGAACAGATGCCGTGCCCAAACGATACATGACAGTCGTCTATGAAATCGTAGATGAAACCGAGTGGAGGAAGACAAACCCTTTGAAATACGCACACAACGGACTAAGTGCGGTTACAGTTTCCGCATACGATGCAATCGAATTGCTGGATGAAGCCGAGGCCGAGGTAGAGAGGCTTGACCAGATGGTTGAATGGTTCATCGAGAACGCTCCACACTTCACACTCGCACAATTCAACAAACACCAAAGAACCCTTAACTCCACCGACAAATGAACACCGACGCAAACAACGAGGTCGCAAGGCTCAGGGAGCTGAAAAAAATAGAGAGTCAGCGTTACTCTGCCGCTGTGTCTATCCAGACGGCTAAAGTAAAATTAGACGAAGCTCTCAAACTGGGAATGGCCTGTAATTGGGAAAGCACAACGCTTGCTTTGAGCGAAGCGATATCGCTACTCCGATCCGCACGAAAAATTACAATGATGCAAACTTCCGAAAAATGAACCCCGACACAAACAAAAACCTGTAAAAATGCCCAAGCGGAAATCGACAAGCTATACTACGACCTACTGAACAAATGAGCACCCTATTACAACGCGAGGAATCTAAAGCCCTCATTCAAATAGAATCTTCCCAGCTAGAGTTCCGTAGAAAACGAACAGGGGTGAACTGGGTTAAATGGGTGAACTGGTTGCCTTCTTGGAGGGGAGATATAGAAAAATCGCTTGACGTATATGATTTCAGAATCGCCCCCGCGACAGAGGAAACCCGCGAAGGAGTCACAATGGACGAGTGGTACAACGGCTTCTCGCTTGCTGATGCGACAAAACTAATGCGACTCGCCCCCGCGACAGAGGCAACCCACGAAGGAATCACGATGGACGCGGAAACCGACAAGCTATACTACGACCTACTGAACAAATGAAACAAACTGAAATCAAACAGCGAATCGGCATTGCGTTGTGCACTTACTTATTAATGTGCGTTTGCTTCGGCATCGCTAGTTTAATTGTCCACCTGCTTAAACACTAAAAATGACAACCGACACACCACGCACAGAGGCCTTTGGAAATAACCTAGTTAAATGCTACTGCCCTCGCTGCATTGTTGGCGCACATGACAACATCCAACTTGCCGCTCAATACAGAAAACACGCTGAGTGGCGAGAACGAGCCGAGCGAGCAGAGGCAGAGGTTGAGAGGCTGAAGGAAAAGTTGAAACACGCTGTCTATTTATTAAAAAGTTATAATCCATCGTACTCTGATCTTTTTGAAAAAGAATTTAAATAAAAACACCCAATAAAAATTATGAACTACAAAGAATTAGCAAAAGATATTCTCCAGCTACACACGCCAGATCCTCAAGTAATACTGAAGCTCGCCAGAGAACAGCAGGAAACACTCAAGAAATTTGACGAGTCATTTAAGGATGGTGTCGAGGTCTTAGCTAAGGCTCACGCTCAACTCATCGCCGCACAGGAGTCCGAGGCCGTCTGGAAAACTGTGGCTGACAAGGCAGACCAGAGGCGGTTGGAAGCAGAGTCGCGTCTCGCGGAAGCAGAAGACCTCATCAAGCGAGGACATGATGGCTGGCAGAAAGCCGAGGCAGAGGTCGAGAGGCTGAGGGCCGAAGTAACTCTCTATAAGGGCTACACCAGAGGATTCGGAATCCTCCATTGTGCCGCATACGGAGAACAGCACTTTGGCAAAAAACTCTTGCATCCCGAACATTACGACCTCCTTGAGAAAGCAGGTTGCCGCATGGATGCATACAAAAAAGCAACCCTCAACCCAACCAGCAAATGACAACCGACACACCACGCACCGATGCCGCTAAATCCTATTGGGACTCAGCAGAAAGGGAGAATTGCGTCTCAATCGTATTGGCTAGAGAGCTAGAACTAGAAGCCGTAACCTACAAAAACGAAGCCCTCTCTCTGAGAGACAGCCACGATCTCCTTTACAGGGATTACCAGAAGCTAGAGGCCGAGGTCGAGAGGCTTCGGGAACAGCTAG